CGGCATACTCTAGACACACATCACCACAACCCCCTCATCATCATATGACCTTTGACAGCCATGGTCCCGTCACGGGACTCCCCGCTTGCGTTACAACAACGGTCTAACCGCAGGTGGATCACGCGCTGGTCGCCGGCAACCTCGCACCTCATGTAGGAACACATACATGTTAACATATTGCCAATATGAAGGTACTACGGTACACCGTTCCTTTCCATAGATGGGCAGGACGACAAGATGATGAAGGATGACAACATGGACAAAGCATGTCGGCCCCTCGACTAACGGGACTGGCCACATAGTCCTACCCATCATAGTTTCCACTTATTCAATTCTATGATACCTAACTGCTCTTTCCATGACATATATTCCCTGGGGACGAAATATACCGGTCTATTCTTCCCCGACCTAGGGGACCCCTCACGGAGGTACGATTCGCAGGTGCCGAATCCCCTCCTCTTAGCAAGCGTGAAGAGAGCACGTCTGTTCTGACATCGGTAAGTCAGACTCTTACGATATTGTCCGACCGTGATGACAATATCCCTATCCCTTTTCTTCTTCTCTCTCCCGTACTGCCACTGATGATCGATCAGCGCAGCAACCTCATCGGGAGCTGGTGTGCCCGAACACATCATTAATACCTCCGAAACCTCCGTAGGGAGGGTCGGCAGGGCCGAAGGCAGAAGCCCAAGGTCCCTCCGCAGGTATCTCTCCCGCGCGAACGCAGGATGGGACCCGGTCTGCAAGAGACCGAGTAGAGAAGGAAGAAATCTCCAACCTTTACCTATGCGAGACCGGACGAAGGCAGAAGCCCACGGCCTACCGGCCCAAACGCATGCTGAGGAACCACTCATCATGCCCGCAAAGGTATTAGGATCAAATCCGCCTCTCCTCAGATTCCTGACCTCCCGCCAGGAATCCCTCTTCTTAAGAAAGACCGTGGAATTCAACTCAACCACGGTTTTCGACCGCAATGTCTTCTTATCATTTAGCTCATACCCCGGGGGATACGACCGAGCCAAAAAAGGTCCTTGCCCAGAGATGACAGTATCATCCCCGTTAACAAGATATGTAGCAGTGCTATCACCACGGCTCGCCCAACGGGCAGCAGTGTAGGAATGACAACAAAGAAGAGGGAAGGAGAGGTAGATCCCCATCATCTGTCCGTGCTGGATCATTCTGGAGTCAACCATCGCATTCAGAGAAGACAATCCGAACTCCATGATCTCGACAGGCACGTGGAAGGCCGTAGCGTTTGCTACCTCCAGAAAAATCCTGGAGATAGACAAATCAAGTCCATCAGTAGCGTTGACAAGGTCAACGCTGGTACACCATGGACGGTCTCCCATGAAAGATGATATCCTCTTTTCCGTAGGCGGACCCACCAACAGCCACTTCGTACGACGCAGGGCGTCATACAGTGTATGGTGGAGAGGCCCTAGGACATCTGCATCCGAAGAGGGTATGGTTATGGCCCTCTTCTTACCAGGTGTCGGAACCTCAGACAGATGGACCTCGAGTACATCAGGTACAAGAAGTCCATCTATCGTCTGCATACGGAACAGCTCTCGCGAACCCGCCCAGGCCAAATCCCCCCGTGACGCACCGGGTCCACGGGAGGAGGCATTGGCGACAAATCCATTGACACGGTCAATGTAGGACTTGTCCCAACCAGGGGGAAAGAGCTCATATGCGACCATTCTGGCGAAATGGGCTT